AGATTTATAGCCCCCTGTCTCGTTATTTGTCTAGAGTTTTTTGCGATATTAATCAAATCATTCAATTCTTTAATGTTGGAAGGATCAATCTTAAAAATAAAAGTGTCACCACCTCTCATTAATTCTTTACTTTTTGTGTTGCTGTTTATTTTAGACCCACTAGGTAATTCTACTAATTCAGCACCATTTTCACCTACCCAAGTCTCTCCGCCTGAAAAGTTATTAGTACCAAAAGCATGTCCTCTGGGGTTAGATGCAGTTGCCATCTTTTGAGAGTTGGTTGTAATTCTTGCTGCTGAACTCTCCGCTTCTGCCATAGCCTGTTTAATGCTACCCACAACACCTGTTATTAATCCTATTGCGACTGCAACAGCTAAAATAATAGGTAACAGGGATGAAAGTCCTGCCATAGCCCCTAGTGCTGTAGTTCCTACTACTGTATTTGCTATTCCAAGTGCTATCATTGCAGCAGTAATGCTTTTTACTGCCAACATTACCGCACCGATTGTAATTATTAAAGCTAACATTTTGGGATTTATATTAGAGATAAAACTTAATATTGCGCTAACCATATCAATTATAGGAGCAAATGCCTCACCTACTTGAATCGTTGTAGTTTTTAATCTTTCTAATGTATCTT